GGTATTAATGCCGAAGCTGGGCCATATGCGCTCAACAACGGTTACTCTTCACCAACAGGATCCATGGCAATCACCACGACGATCGTCGCTTCTGGTTCCGTTGGCGCTGATGGTGTATTTGTTGCTGACACAGGAAGTGATACTGATTATGATGGAGCTAATATGACTGAGTTTGATGCCGACTTGGTATCAGGTTCCGCCATCGCAATTGCTACAATTCCTAAGTCTGACCTTGAGCTTAACGGGGGAGAAGCATTCAACTTTGATGATTTTGTAGCAGTTACCCTCACGGGTGTCACAGTTGGTCGTCAGGTTCGTCGCCTCACACGCCAGGATCCTAATGATGCTACTAAGGTTCTTATAACTTTAAATGGCACTGGTTCTAACACCGCGGCCACACTTTCTGGTAACCTCGACACCCGCACTGCATGCACAGTTCCAATCGTTGATAACTTTGTTGACGGTGGTGCTCTCGGATCTCTAACAGGCGCCGATGAGTGGGCTCTAGAAGCGCAGTCAGATATTCCAGAGATTGACATCAAGGTCGACTCTGTGGCTGTGACTGCAGTTACCAAGAAGCTAAAGGCTAAGTGGACACCGGAATTAGGACAGGATCTTAATGCCTACCACAACCTTGATGCTGAGGTTGAGCTTACTCAGATTCTATCTGAGCAGATTGCTCTTGAGATTGACCGCGAGATCCTTGAGGACCTCGTTCGTGGTGCAGAGGCCGGAACACGTTTCTGGTCCCGAGTCCCGGGCCAGTTCCTTGAGCGAGAGACTGGTGAGATAGGCACTGGTGACTTCACAGGTAACGTAAGTGAGTGGTATGAGACTCTCGTTGAGACAATCAACGATGTTTCAGCTCAGATTCACCGCAAGACTCTTCGTGGCGCAGCAAACTTCGTTGTTTGCGGTCCAGAGATTGCTAACCTTCTTGAGTTCACCGCTGGCTTCCGTGCTAACGTAACTGCTGACGCTGACCGTGGCGACATCGGTGCTGTTAAGACTGGCTCACTTTCGAAGAAGTTCGACGTTATGGTCGACCCTTACTTCCCACGTCAGCTGGTTCTTGTTGGACGAAGAGGCTCTAGTTTCCTAGAGAGTGGATATGTTTACGCACCTTATGTGCCGCTACAGACCACGCCAACGATCTTCGGTGTAGAGGACTTCGTGCCTCGTAAGGGCGTCATGACCCGATACGCCAAGAAGATGGTTCGTCCGGACATGTATGGTCTGGTTGTGTGCCGAGGGCTCGTCTAGACTATATTAGTCTGACGCAAAGTCAAAATAATGAAAGCCCTGCCTCTTTTGAGGTGGGGCTTTCTATTTATTAATAGAGTTATTCTAAAGGATCACAGTATATGGCAATTCCAAATCTAAACCCGGCATCAACTTCAAATGCTAACATACTTCCAGTTACTGGAGCAGCAGCCAACGTTGCGACAACTTTACCTTTTGGTATATATGCTGGCTCTACTGCATTCCTATCAGGCGCCTCCGATCAGGTTGCCTACACTTATAAGAAACTAGGTGGAGATGTATTAGATATTGAGTTGGCAGAAGGAAATGTCTATGCTGCTTATGAAGAAGCGGTTTTGGAGTATGGATATCTTGTCAACCTATTCCAGACAAAGAACTCTCTTTCATCTTATCTTGGTGCTACAACAGGTTCGTTTGATCAGGACGGCCAAATATCTGGTTCATTGTCTGGGTCTAATATTGCTCTTCGGTATCCAAGATTTGATTATGGATACATTAGAAGAATATCAGAAGGTTTAGCAACGGAAGCCGGCTTTGGTGGAACAACACCAATCTACTCTGCTTCCGTACCATCGATCGCAGGTACACAAGATTATGATTTGCAATCTATTATTTCAGCCTCTTCTGCGACTGATACCGGTGGCTCTTTCTATGAGCAAGTTAAAGATAAGAGAGTAACAATCAGAAAAGTCTTTTTCAGAACTCCTAGAACAATGTGGAAGTTCTATGGTTATTATGGTGGTTTTTCAGTAGTTGGCAACATGAACACCTATGGCCAATACGCAGATGATTCTACATTTGAGATTGTCCCAACTTGGCAGAACAAACTTCAAGCCATGGCTTATGAGGATGCTCTTTGGACAAGAGTTTCACATTATTCATATGAGATTCACGATAACAAGTTAAGACTTTTCCCAACACCCGACCAGACCTCCCCGGGCAACTTCTGGGTTCAGTTTACTATTAACAACCAGCATGAGCCATGGGATAATCAGCCAGGGGTTGATAACGGAGCAGAAGGTGTTAACAACATAAACACGATTCCATTTGAGAACATTCCATATGAAAATATCAATGCTATTGGTAAGCAATGGATTCGTAGATTTGCTTTGGCATTAACAAAAGAAATGCTAGGACAAATAAGAGGCAAGTTTTCGTCTGTTCCTATCCCCGGTGAATCCGTTACATTAAACTACGCCGAGCTTCTCTCGCAAGCAAGAACTGAAATGGATCAGTTGAGGGAAGAACTCAAAACCATTCTTGACGATACCACTTATGACAAGTTGGCCGAGATTGATTCTTCAATGCAGGACTCCGCGAAGAAGGTTCTTGAGAACATCCCAGCCGGCATCTTTGTAGGGTAACTGAATGTCTCGTAGCAAGAAAACAGAAAAGCAAATAAAAGATAAACGATCCAAACGATTTGATTATGTCGGTGATAAAGAAACCGAATCAAAGTTACAAGAAATAGAACTGTATTCTTCTACAATTGAAGATATAGATCAGTCGGTTCTTAAATTTGTAAATGAAAGATTAAATATATCTGTTGATTCAAATGAGGGATTTAAGAAAGTCCCTGTCTTATGGGTCACAGCAGAACGAGCTTTTCAAATAAAACATAATAAAGATCTGAGAGATAAGGAAGAGACCTTAATCCTTCCATTAATAACAATCGATCGCAAAAGCATTGAAAAGAATCCTAATGCAGAATATGCTATTCCGGCCGCGAATATACCTGAAGTAAGGGATGCAATGGGTGGTGTAATGACGATCAGCCGGCGCATATACCAAAAGAAGACAGCAGAGTTTCAAAATGCACAAGCAAAAAGAAGATTTAAGCACAGTACATGGCCTGCTCAAGGTGCTGACAAAACTGTTTACAAAACAATTTCAATTCCTTTTCCAACATGGATTGCGGTAAACTATGAGATTAGTTTAAGAGCAGAATATCAACAGCAAATGAACACAATGATGACAAAATTCATCCGTCAGGGTGGATTAAACAGAATGCCTTTTAGATTAGAAGAAGGTAAGAATAGGTATGAAGCCTTCATTGATGGTTCTTTCGCGAATAATTCAAACGTTGCATCATTACAGATGGAACAAAGAAACTATGAAACAATTATTAATATAAAAGTACTTGGATATTTGATCGGTGATGAAGATAACCAAGAGAAGCCAATGATGGTGGAAAGAGAGAACGCAGTTGAGGTTAAGCTTCCAAGAGAAAGGGTCATTTTGGGAGAAAGCCCAGAATTTCCGGGAAGCTCTGGCTTTTATAAAGAGTAATGGAACTTTGGTAAACTAAATCACTATTTATATTGAACAAGCAAGTTCTATATAGAGGAGTAACAGCAAGATGCCAGTAGATAGTTTTAGATTCGTCTCCCCGGGCGTGTTTATAAACGAGATCGACCAGAGCCAGATTCCGGCTTTAGGTGGACTCGGCACCGGGCCCGTAATATTCGGCGTAGCAGAGAAGGGACCAGCGATGGTTCCAGTAACAGTAAGGAGTTTTGATGAATTTATTCAAATCTTCGGAAACCCACAACCGGGAGCTGACAACAACTCTGATATCTGGAGAAACGGAGATTACTCCAACCCAACTTATGGTGCTTATGCAGCACAAGCTTATTTGGCAAATGGTTCTCCTTTAACTTATGTTCGTCTAGTTGGTGACCAAGCCCCCGCGGCCGATGGTGCTGGGTTGAATGGTTGGGATGTTCCTTCGGTTAGTGCAACCGGCGGCGCTTACGGTCTATTTATGATTGCTTCTGGTACCACAGCACAGCGTGATGGTACATTGGCGGCAATATTTTACCTTTCCGGTTCAGATGTGGATATTTCAATTTCTGGATCAATTAACGGTACCGTTACACAAGATGCTCTCGCTGCAGCGT